ACTCGTGTAGGCGCTGCACCGGGCGCGGAACCCCGCAATGCCCTTGCTATCCGCCGTCCATATCCCAACCGCCGTGGCCGTGGAAGCTGCCGTCGTGGACGCCGCCGGGAGCAGGTTAAACGCGACCCAGTTTGTGCCATCGACCGTGGCTTCAAACGTGATCGTGGCGGACAGTGTGCCGGTAATCTGTACCGCGACCGCGCCGGGAGACGGCAATCCAAGCACCGTTACCGCCTGTTCAGCGGCAGACACGGTGATCACGCTAGACTTGAGCAACGTAGCGGCCATGTTAGCAGTCCCACTTTCGAAGTGATTTGTTAATGCGCGAATTCGGGTCGTTCGCGGTCTTAGCGCTGGTCAGTTTGCGCTTCATGCCCGACATGCGCTTGCAAAACGCGATTCGACGCTTGGCTTTTTCGGGAGACGCCGCCGCTGCTGACGCAGAAACGGGCGGTTTGATGTCTTTCCCCTGCGCTCGCAGTGAGGCGCGGCCCTTTTCGTTGAGGCCCCCCTCGGGATTCTTGCCTTCAGCGCGTTGCCACGCGGGGGACTTCGCCATCAGTCCTCGTCCTCGCCCATCTCCTCGTCGTCCATCTCCTCGTCGTCCTCTTCCAGCTTGGACAACTGCGCTTCCAGCTCCGCGATACGCGCTTCAAGGGCGGCGAGCTTGCTCTTGGGCTTCTCTTCCATCGTTTCGCGCATCGACTCCTTGCCCATCGGCCCTTTGCCCATCCCCGGCTTCGGCTTGCCGACGGCAATCATGATGGCAATGCCCGGTCCCTTGCCTTTGCGCTGGAGCGCGGCCTTCCGCGGGCGTCCGATGCCACTGCTCTTCGCGATCACCGCCTCCATGCCACGCTTCTTTGCTGCCATCACCAGCCTCCGGGGAGTTGCGCTGCAAAATCACCAGCGACATGGCCATTGCGGCCTGCGCCTGACAGGTCTTCTGTAATATTCGGGTCATCGACCACCAGCCGCAACCCCGGTGGGGCTTCGGGGACCACGCCTTGCACCCGATCCCACCCATACAGGGCCAGTGCCAGCGCCATCACACCGTCATCGTGGAACCCTGACGGTGCTTCATAGCGCACGCCGGTCGCGGTGTACTGGAATTCGAAGCTTTCTAGCTCGTTGATCAGCCAGCCGTCGGGGATTTTCAGTTCATCGCCCTGAAATGCCGCCACCAGCCGCTGCATCAGGCGCAGTTTGGACGGTTGGGTGAAGACATGCGGGGTCACATCCACCCCCATCGCCTGCAAATCCGCCACAATCGCATCGCCCACGCCGGTCGCGTCCGCCACGATGGGCGTCTGCCCGACGATTTCCTTCACCTTGGCCTTTGTCACGGCCCACGGGGCCTGCCAACGCTCTAGGAAGGCAATCCGTCGGTAGGCGTCGAGGCCCACCACTACGGTAAAGTCGAGACTTCGGGCGAGGTCCACGCCGTAGACCACCGCTTGAGGATGTTCTGCACCGGGGCCATGTCTTGTGTCAGAATCAATGGCGCGTCGGATGGCGTCCAGTCCGAACGGATTTGCCCCGTCATCGGTCGGCACCCCCTCAAACTCCTGCGCAAAGACCTCCGGTGGCAGCTCACGGCGAGCCGCCTCGACCTCTTCGACCGGGATGTACGGATTGTCCAGCGTTTTGGCCCGGAAACTCGCCCAATCTGGCTCGGTGTCATCGTTGCCTCGGTTGAAGAGCACCACAAACCCATGCCGTCTGCCTCGCGGCGTGCCGAGAAATAAGCCCCCGCCGCTCAAATCCACCAGCGTCGGGCGGATGGCGCGTTGCCAAATCATCAGCAGGTCCGGGACAATCCCGGCCTCGTCGATGATCGCCAGCTTGTATTTGCGCCCAAGGCCCGGATCGGGGGTGTCCAACGTCCACATTTCGATCACCCCGCCCGTCACCAGCTCAATGCGCCGTTCCTGATCGTTCGACCGCGCAATGACCGGCTGGAGCCGCTGCAACAGCTCACGCCAGACCTCCAGCACGTACTTGTACGTCGGCGCAAACCAGCCCACAGGGTAGCCTGCCAAGGCCACATCACAGGCTTCGCGGACCCCGCCCGCCGTCTTCCCGAACCGGCGTCCACACATCACCACCTTGAACCGCGCCGGATGGCTGGCAATGGCCTGCTGGCCCGGATGACGCTTGGGCAGCACGACGTTCACTGCGTTCGTTCCCGGTTTGAACTTGGGCTTCGGGGGCACTCGTCCTCTCGTGATCGTGGTCTCTACGTATACGTAGTTTCTACGTATACGTAGTCTATGGTCTCTACGCTATCTAACTATGGTTACTCTTATCGTTAGGGTGACACAGCTCTGTCAGGGGTGACACAGCTGTGTCACCCCACAGAAACCCCGAAACCTGCCTCGGGGTTTCTGTGCTTTAGGACAAGATGTTCTGGGGAAGTTGCGCAGGAAGTGATATGGCACCGGCTTCCAGCGCTTTCTGCGTCTGGACGTTTCGTACCGGCGTTTCCTCCTCCACGACCTTGATCTGCAAGGTCTGCGCTCCCTGATGCTCGACTGTCTGGCGCTCCCCATACTCCGCCGGATTGGCCTTCGACGCCGCCCACTTCAGGGTGTCAATCAGCAACCGATCTGCCGCGCTGGAGTGATTGGTGCTATCCCGCGCTACCCGGATCGCTTCCTCCGCCAGCGCCTGTGCCAGCGTCTTCTTCGCCTGTTCATAGCGCTGGGTCCACGCTTCGTCGCGCCGGAACCACTGCCGTACTGCGCCTGCGGTCACGGTCAGCTTCAGGCTGGCCACCGCGTCCGACACCGTCTCGCCTTCCGCCATGCGCTGCAAGATCTGCTCCATCACCGCGTCCTTCGCCTCCTTCGCATCCTGTGCGACAACGGGCGTCTTCCGTGCTTTCGTTGACATGTAGTCCTCGTGTGTGTGTGCTGCGTGCCTCCACATGATGCGTCGGGGACGTATCGTTGACAAGTACACTGCGTGATCTGACCGTGTGGAGGTGGTATATCGCTGGACGCTCGCCGCTCCGGGGGACACCCCCCCCCTCGCGCCCGTTCTACGCCTTATTCGCGCCGAGATCCAGCCGACGCCGCGCCGAGAGCGCTGCGCTCACTCGTGCGCCACTCGTGCGACAGTGTGCGGACGCTGTCAGCGCCACGTCTCCATGTGACAGACTCGCGCACGAGTAGGAGCGACACGAGCGCCACGAGAGCGCCCGTCAGCGCTCGTCCCCTCTGCGCCCCCTGCGCTCACTCTGCAGCGCCAGAGCGTGGCAGCGATTGACACAAGGGAGCATGGCCAGCGCCACCCCGGCCCTTGGCACTTGGCAGCTAAGTGCGCATGAATTCAGCACTTGCGAGCGGAGAAATATTTACCCTTGACAGCTGCCAAGTCAGAGGGTTACCATGTTGTTGTTGACAGAATGACGCCGGACGCCACGCTGTGAAGCGTTGCACGATCCAGAGAGCGTGACTGCGCAACACGGTCCCTACCAATGGCACCGGCTATTTGACAACTGACAAGTTCCCAGAGCGCACCACGAACCGACTGGTACCGTCCCCAGCGTGTCGCTCTGGCTCTCTCACAGCCTTGCCACCTGCGAGAGTCTCTCTCTGCCGTCTCTCTCTGCAGTCTCTCTCAGTCTCTCTCACTTTCGAGGATCACCGCCATGCTCTCCAATCGCTCCCAGCTCTCGTACTTCCGCTTTCTCCGTCGTGAATTCACCGCTGGCCGCATGAACCGCCTCACTCTGCGCTACGAGTGTGAAGCCGCTGCGAACCAGTGCGAATACACCCTCCACGCCGCGCTGCTCGTCTTCCTCGCTGGTTTCTGATCCTTCCCTCTCCCGGAGAATCCCGCCATGTCGTCCACGTTCCAGCTGCTCACCGCCGCCGAATCGTCTCCCAAGCTCGCTCACGAACTCGGTCTCACCCTGCAGCATGAATCCGCCGTCTTGTACCTCGCTCCCCACACGTTCGCCGGTCGTGGCAACCTCTGCGCCGGAGCCTCTGCCGGATGCATCAACGGCTGTCTCGGCTTGTACTCTGGCCGCGCTGACATCGTCAAGCGTGGCGACACCTCGAACACGGTGCGGGATGCTCGCATTCGGAAAGCGCAGCTGTTCTTCGACGACTTCGCCACGTTCAAGGCGCAGCTCGTCAGTGACATTGCGAAGCATGTCAAGCGCTGCCACAAGAACGGCAAGCTCCCTGCCGTACGGCTCAATGGCTCGTCGGACGTGCCGTGGGAGCGCATCATCCGCGACGTCTTCGAACAGTTCGCCGACGTGACGTTCTACGACTACACGAAGCTTCCGCCCTCGAAGCGCCAGAACCTGCCCAAAAACTACACGCTGACGTTCTCGTACTCTGGCGAGAACCTCGATGCGTGCGGCGAAGCGCTCCGCGCTGGGTGGAACGTTGCCGCTGTGCTGAAGGTCGCTCCCTCGGAGACCATGCCGCTATTCCTCCGCGATCTCAACCCGTGGCATCCACTCGCGGCGCTCCCCGTGATCGATGGCGATGTACACGACCAGCGCTTCCTCGACCCGAAGGGCGTCATCGTCGGGCTGCGCCCGAAGGGTCGCCTCCGCAAGGCTCGCACCTCGTTCGTGATCGGCTCCCTCTGACCGTCCCTCTGGGGCGCGGCATTCGGTCGCGCCTCTCTCACCTCTCTCTCGGAGAACCCGCCATGCCCACCGCTCGCCTCTCTGCTCGCCGGAACGGGTGGCGCGAATGCGCCTACGCCATCCTCGACGGTCGCCTCCTCGCTTCGAATGGGGATACCAGCTGCTACAGCGAAGCTTCCGCCATTCGCAGTGTCATCGTGCAGCTATCCCAGCGCAGCGATGCCGACGCGAAGACATGGCTCGCCCTCTACGAGCAGGGCGCTGTCACTGTCGAAACTGACCGCCACTGATCTCTCTCACCCTCTCAGAGACCTGCCATGTACACGATTCTGCTCTCCCGCTCGTACCCGCTGCCGAATGGCAAGACCACGCTCCGCGTTGACCTGCTGCAGCACACCGACACTCTCGCCAAGGTGTGGGAGGTGACGGTGCTGTTCCGCTCTGCCAGACACGGCATCCAGACGGGCAGCATCACCCGCCGCAAGACCCGCAGCGAGGCGATGCGCATCGTTCGCAGGGCGCTACACTCGAGCTAAGTCGTTGCAGGACAACGCCGTTGACATGTTGTTGACACCTGGATAAGTTCCATGCTGGTCCCGCACCGACGCGGGGCCAGCCTCACCAGTCCTCCCGCCAAGGAGTTCTCCCATGCCGTTCATCCCGACTGCGTACCCCACTGGCACCGTCTTCGACCTCGGTCGCCGCGTCAAGCTTGGCCCCAAGTCGCTCAAGGTGCAGACCGCTCCTGCCCTTGAGGCTCGCACCGCCCTCGACCTGTCCTCGTACAGCGGCGACACGGCAGAGGTGACCTGCAACGGCGACCACCCGATCACCCTGCAGGGGGGCGAGCATGGCATCGTGATTCGCAGCGATGCGCAGAGCAGCGATGTGCTGTTCATCTGGCGCGACATGGGCAACGTCGAGTGTGCGCTGGCCCGTGGCATCCCCGCTGAGAAGTTTGTCACCCAGCGTGGCCGTCCCCGCTTCGCCGGAGAGCCGATGCCCTCCGCGACCGGCGACGTTCAGTCTGCGGCTGCCATTGCCCCTGCCAAGGCTGCCACTTCGCAGCCTCCCGTGGTGACACAGCCTGACGTAGCCGACGCACTGGAGACCCTGCGCCAAGCGCTCCAGCCCAAGGCCATGGTGGACGAGGCCGCAGTGCGCGCCATCGTCGAGGACGCCATCGAACCGCTGCGCCAGTTGCTGCAGTCTCCCGCGGTGGCGCAGGCTCGTGCCCGTCTGGCGGTGGCACAGGCCAGCAGCACGAACCCGATCATGGCCGCGCTGCAGCAGCGCTACGTGGTGGGGCAGGAGGCTCCGGCCAATGCGCTGCTCGTCGCGCCCCCCTCGCTGGGCAAGAGCTTCACCATCCGCGAGTTCGGCAAGCAGTACGACCTGTTTTTGGAGCATGGCTGCACCGATGACCTCGACGAGGTGGCCACGCTGCTCGGGGGTCCCGTCGCGACTGGCGCAGGCTTCGAAGTGGTGGACGGGGTGCTGACACAGGCCGTTCGTGCCGCCTCGCAGGGGCAGACGGTGCTGCTCCTCCTCGACGAGGTGCTGCGCATGGGCGACCGTCCGCAGGAGTCGCTGCTCTCGTTCCTCACTGGCGTGAAGACCCAGACGGGGCGCGTGTACCGACTGCGCACTCGGCGCTTCGAGAACGGCGCGTTCGAAACCATCGAATGCCCCGTGGCCAACCTGCACATCGTCGCAGCGGCTAACCTCGGCGCTCGCCACCCGCAGGAAGCCTTCTGGTCCCGCTGGGATGTGGTCCGCTTCGGGTTCGATCTCGCCACCGTCGAGGGCGTGGCCAGCACCGTGGCGCAGAGCTACGGCATCAGCGAAG